ACGGCAATGATTGTGGTGTTGTCAAACGACTTGCCAAAAACAATCGGTTTGTCAATTGCGTAGATGATGCAATCAGTCCGTTTGGTGGTGGCACAATCAACCTCTTGAATCGGTCAGTATTAAAAAAGGAATCGTTCGTGTATGAGTAACCAGCACCCGTGAAGATTTTGTCAATGATGGTCTTTGCGTAAAGACAAGGTGTGAGTTCGTTGTACTGCCAATATGCAATGTTTCTCACATGCCCTTTGTCAATCATTGAATACACATACCCATTACCATAAGCAAAAGCCTGTGAGCTTCCGTTCTTGATAATGCTTGTGTCCCACGAATTGAAGATGTTGCCAGATGACAATGAGTGATTGTACTCCGAGAAATCCAACGCATTTAGTTTGCGTTCTGCAATGGTGGTGAATAGGTCAGCAGTTTGTCCGTGAATACTGCATTCGTAAACGATTGCCGTGCTATCTGTGACATTGATTTGAATCAAGCGGATGAATCCCCTCAACTGCTCAATCTCGTCCAACAGAACGACTGCTGATGCTTTCTTGTTTGGGTTAAAATCAGGTGCAAATTGTGTGGATGTTCTAACTGTGTGTTCAACCTCAAAGATGTGCGAGAATAGTTTGTTGTTTTGTGCCGTGCCGGGGATGGTGATTGTCTTTGTCCATTCCGAAGATCGTGATTGTGGTTCACGGATGTCGGCAATTGCCTTGTTGATTGAGATGTCAAAATCAGCAGACAAATCAACTGGGGTGTTGTTGACCAATAACCTGATCATATGCGTTGCGATTTGTCAGCGAATGAAAGAGTGATGTCAAGTTCCAAGTTAAACATCCTATCTTGTACCGTCTTTTTCTGCTCGTAGTTGGCGTTATCAATGTTGACTGCATACAAAGTGCCGTCATACATATACACCACCGGTGATTCAATTAGGTCTTTCAGCCAAACCGATTCGGTATCGTTTATCCAGTTGCTGAACAGTTTGATTTTTTGGCTTGTCTCTGTGTGATAATTTGTGCGAGTTCTTGCAGATGTTTGATAACCGTAAGTTGCACCGAGTGTGTATGGGTTCTGTTGGAATTGCTTCCTTGTGACTTCAAAGTTGTCTCTTCTCACCATATTAAAACGGAAGGATTCAAACCCTCCCAAACGGTTCATAAAGAAGATGTCAGTTGTTTCGTACTTACTGCATTCATCTTTTATGTTGAATCGGTATGTCTCCGATTTGGAACTACCTCCAGCCTTCAACACCACATCAAAATAGGTTGCTGCACCAGGGATTGTCAATTGGCTACCCACGGGGATTCTCACGACCTTTGAAGATGGCAAAGAGAATGTTTGTGTACTGGCATCGGAGTAAGTAATCAAAACGCTTGTAGCATCTCCCTTCAAACAATAGAGCCAATCCTTTTGCGTTCTATGGATGGTTCGTGTTCTCACATTGGTCAAGAACTTTGCGGATGTGGATGTGGCGAGATATTGCCCTTCAGCATAAGTCACCAAATCAAATGGGTTCAATGATGCATTCCAAACCGTGCCAGTTGCTGAAGTCAAGTCAAGGTATTCGGTGATTGTTCCCGTTGCCGATGGTGAGTACTCATAACCAAACTCAACCTCGTAATCTGTAAATGAGTTTACACATCCGCTTGGTGATGAATCTGTGAACTCCCAATTGTTGGTCACATAAGATTCCAAGATTCGCCCGATGTTGAACACCCCTTTGTTCGTACTTCCAAAATAGATGGGTGCTTTGAGTTTTGCAACGATAGTTGATGCGACCTTGACATCAGCAATGAACTTGAAATTGTCCTTTGTGTAGATACCACCTGAAGATTCGGTGATCACGAAGTTCGTGTCATTGAATGCTGGGTGATAACTGTTGGGTTGTTGAGTGATAGATAATGCCACATTCAAAAATAGCGTTTAGGTTTATGCGTTCCAATTGATGATAATTAATAAAATTTGTTTTGTTACTTTGAATAATAGTTAGGTGGCGGAATGGTAGACGCTGAGTTTGGAAATTGGAATTGTGGTATGGTAGCCTAAGTTCCGCTAATAAAGCCAAACAACCATTATAGGTTCAAATCCTATCCTATCTACAACATCTCGTGCAGACAAGCCACAACATAGGCATTGAATCCTTTTGTCGCTGCCTGTTCAATTCGCTTTTGTCTCTCCTTGGTTTTCTGCTTATAGAATGCGATGGTGTTCAGGAACTCAATCAACGGCATTGTGAGAATCGCATCCCACTTTGTACGGTCTCCTTTGACAATTCTGTCAACCAATTCCAGCCAACCTATCGGACTTGCGTTATCTCCTTGTTCAACTTCTCCATCTCCTTGATCAAATAGGATTGGATAGTTTTCAATAACTCCGGATAAACTGCCGAAAAAAAAAGCGAGTAAGAATAGGGAAGCGGAACACCCATTGATAGAAACAAATCGCACTTGTCTTGATAGTGTGCTTGAGCATCTTTGATGGTCTTTGACTTGCCGAAGAAATCCACCTCGTATGCAAGTAAAGCCATTATCTTGTGAAGGCTTTCAATCGTATCTCCGTTGAACACTTGCTGGAGTTCAATGAAGTGGTGACCGCAAATCTCATTGGGTGTTTTTGCCAATCGGAAATATCTGCCTTTGTGTTTGAACATAAATTGCACAGGACGGTTCGGAAGCTCATTTAAGAACTCCAACTTTTTAAACTCTCTTGTAAGGTCATCAATCGGCATTGATTCAACCTTGTCCATTGACCAATGGTTAACGATGGCAAGTATGTTCATTGTCCTTTCAATGTTGGACATATCACGACAAGAGTGTATCTCTTGCAGTTGGTGTATGGTTATGTTGTTCCAGTTCATATCGTTTCAATTTGTAACGGTTTAAGCAAAATAAAATGTTCCCGGTCTGTTGTGTTTCTTGCAGTCAACTGCCAAAGCCAAAGCCATAACACAGTCATCGTACAATCCTTGTGGTGCAGTATACCTCACACCCGTTCTTGTGTATTCAAATTCAAAGTTCTCCATCTCACTTCCGATGGGTTCTTCAGGGAAATACACCTCCCTATTTTGTACGCTGATGACAAGCCCTTCAATCAGTTGTTGTTTACTCTGCGATGTGAACTTAAAACCTTTGATTCTCGGATGGCTTCGTTGTAATTGCTCAACGATAGGATCTCCCACACCGGTTGAATCCACGAATGCCGGAATCACACCAATCAATGTCGTAATCTTTGCCAATGTTTGCGACCAATCCGCTTGGAATCGGTCTACATATGATACGCAATTCATCGCATCTAATCCAATGATCACGGTATAATCCGAATACTTTGCCAAATCCACACCCCAAGCAACAACGCTTTTGTTGGTTACTGGCTTGTAACAACTACGGATTGCATCAATTCCGAATGGGTTGGTCTTGTCATCGGCTGGTTCTGCCAAATAGAGTTCATTGAAGACGTGAAGTGGTAGATCTCGTTTGGCTTGTTCCACCTCTTCAAGTTTGAGAATCCCTTCCTTGACCGCATCATATGCCGTTATCTTGAAATACTTATATTCATTCTCTCCGCTTCTTGCCCGTTCGCCCAACTTGTAGAACCAATTCTTCTTGCCTTTGACATTCCCAATCAACTTGCACTTGCCTTGTGTCGCAGTTAGGGTTGAACGCATAGCATACCAACTCTCCTCACGCATACGAGATGCCTCATCAATCACGGCAGCATACACATCATCCCCATACAAGTTGTCCGGCTTCTCACCTGATTTGAATTCTATCCTTGCACCAGTTGGAAGAGTCAGCAATAGTTTGGTTTCGTTACTGATGAAGAAGTTCTTGTCCGTGACTTGTGACTTCATCCTTCGGAATGCAATCTCCGCTTGTTGGTATACTGGTGCAACCCACCACACGGATTGGTTGTCCTTGCACTTCAACGCTTGTTCAAATAACCAAATGATATGAGATGCCGTCTTGCCCGTCTTGGTAGACGCAGCAGTAATGGTAAAACGAGCATCACAATCAAGGATGTCTTTTTGATAACTCGTGACATATGGTCTTTGATAGGTTATTTGCATAAACTTTGGTACACACTCAATCGTGTTAGGTTGTGCAGTTCAAGGTTGTGGTATGTCTCACAATAGATGCGATTTGATTCGCCCATTGACCGTCTCACAGAATGACCAGCATCAATCAGTTTCTCAATGGATGCCTTCCAGTTGTTTTGAGTTGCAAAGATTACACCATCGTTTCCTGTATGGTATAGGTATGGGTAAACCGCTGAACAGATAATGGGGATAGAATAGGCAGCGGCTTCCACAATCTTCAACTCCGATTTGCAGTTGTTGAAATGGTTGTCCTGAAGGGGTGCAAGTACGAAATCAAAGTGCTTGTATACCTCACCGTATTCAAATACCGAAGTACCTTGAACGATGTTGGCTTTGGGAATCAGTTTCACGATGTTGTTCCAATGATCACTCGGAGTGTAACCGCAGATGTAGAAATCCACATCCATTGAATTGATGTCATCCGCAATGAGCTTCAAATCCTCCTCGTGTGTGATTCCACCAACCCATCCTATTTTCACTCTCTCGTTTTTCTCCTTTGGTTGCTTCCATTGGTTGTGCGATGTATCCAAACAGTTTGGCACAATGTAGACATTCTCATTGATTGTCCTCACTTCATTGGCGAGTTTTTGAGTTGTGCAGAATACGGCATCAGCATAATTGATGGCATCCTTGATGGAGTTCTTGATTCCTTTGCGATATGCCCAATATGCTGGGTTGTATTTTGGGAGTACCCAATAGTCATCCACATCAATCACATAAGGCTTCCCGGCATCGGTGATTCGTTTCAAGACATCGTACTGATTCTTACCGAGCCATCTTGAGAAAACAACAACATCATAGGGTGCAAGGTCAACCTTCATCCATTCGGCTTGTGATTGGCAGACATCAACCACCGCTTCTCCGTTTATTTGCATTCTCAAATGTGGTGCGTAGATG